GTAACTAACATGGGATTTGCCCAAGAAGCTATAATTAAGGACGCGCACCCGCTAGGGGACATTGTTCTTTTTACAATGACCAGAAAAGAATGTCGTTTTTTAGGGGAAAGATATGGGCGATATATTTGGTAAAGGTTCTTCACCACCAGTAGCACCTGATCCAGTTGCAACGGCTAAAGCGCAAGGCGAAGCTAATACTGCGAGTGCGTTAGACACGGCAAAATTGGCCAATCCCAATATTACGACTCCTTATGGGTCGCAAACGGTAACTTTTGGACAGCCTGATACTTTAGGTAATGTTGACTATTATCGACAACATCCCGAATTAGCTACAAAATACTTTAATGAATATATTTCGCCAAAAGTTAATTTTACCGACCCAAATGAAAAATATGTACAGGCTTATTATTCGCAAAATCCTAATGCAACGGCAGCAGATGTTGCTAAACGGTTACCCGATTTTGCAAAAGAAATAGGCATAACTGGAAATCAAGCGCAAAACGCTTTAGATACATATTATGCAAACTCGGCTAAATCAACGCTACAAAACAATCCATTTGCAAGCACGGCAAGCATACAAGATCAGGTTAACCAATGGGCTAAAACTGGCGCGTTAACGCCAGAACAGGCACAAGCGGCGGTTAATCGTGTTACTTTGGCAGCATCTGAGGCGCAAAGAACTGCACAGTTAACGCCCTTTGAATATGCTCAACAAAATTATGATACGACGGGTAAAGATTTAGGATATAAAGCGCCTACACCGCTTGATAAATTAACTCCTAATGTTACTCAAACATTAACGCCCGAACAAACAAGAATTTTAAATGAGCAAAATGCTGCCAAGTTAAAACTTTCCCAATTGGCAAGTACAGGGGCAACAAATGCTTCTACAGCTTTAAGCAAACCGTTTTCCTTTGGTGGGCCTGACATTCAAACTTCGCTTGATACAACTAATATTGCCAAGATGCCTATAAATGCAGGCACAACGGCACAAGATGCAATTATGGCTCGGTTAAATCCAACTTTGGCAAAGAATCGAGTTAGCACGGAAACGCAGTTAATTAACCAAGGATTACGGCCTGGCACAGAAGCGTATGACAACGCAATTCAATTACTTGGACAACAAGAAAACGATCAAAGAACCCAAGCCGTTTTACAAGGGCTTGGCTTAGACATAAATGCCAATAATCAAGGGTTTAACCAATCTGTGCAAAGCGGGCAATTTGCCAATACAGCTCAAGGTCAAGCATTGGCTCAAGCTCTTACAAAGCGCAATCAACCGTTAAATGAGATTACGGCATTGTTAAGTGGATCACAAGTTTCAAATCCACAATTTACGCCTTACACGGGTGCTAATGTAGCGCCTGCCCCAATTGCTAATTCAGTAAATTCTAATTATCAAAACCAATTAAATGCTTACAACACGAATGTTGGTTCACAAAACAATATGACAAGTGGTTTGTTTAGTTTGGGTAGTGCTGCACTTAAAAATCCAAGTGGAGTAGCATCATTAGCAAGTATGTTTATATAATTACTGGAAATTAAATGCCTGACATCAATTTATCACCCTACACAGCCGAATACGAAGCAATACAACAACGTAGAAAACTTGCGGAGTTACTAAGCCAACAGGGTAGTGAGCCTATTCAAATGCCCACCCAAGCGGGTGTACGAATAAGCCCATTGCAAGGATTGGCTAAAATGTTTGAAGTTTATTCGGGTCAAAAAGGTATAGAAAAAGCACAACAAGAATCTAAAGCATTGGCTCAAAGACAATCATCTGAGTCTATGCAAGATTACTCAAAATTAATGGAAGCTATGCGTCCACAACCAGCAATGCCAGAAATGGAAAGAGCAGGCCCTGCACCCGAAAATGCAATGCAAGATGGTGGTTATATGCAACCAGCCCAAGAAGCTAAAGGGTTTGGTCTTGCGCCTAATTTTGACATAACGCAATTTAAAAACCCTGACATTGCAAAAATGGCAATGGCTCAACAATTAACTCAATTGCAAAATCAAGCGGAATTAGAACGCAAGAAAACCGAACCACGAGTTTTAAGTGCTGGTCAAGGTGTATATGGGCCTGATGGAAAAGTAATAATGCAAGCGCCTTTTGCACCTAAAGAACCCGTAAGACCAACGGCAGACGTAGAAAAATATAATTTATATGTTCAACAAATGAAAGATCAAGGCAAAAAACCTTTAGATTTCTTTTCTTACGAAACTGCATTAAAAGTGGCTGGTAGAGCGCCTGCCGCCGTTACTTATGGTTCACCCGTAGCGGCAACGGACGCAAATGGTAATCCCGTATTTATACAACCAGGCAGAAGTGGCGGTGCGCCATCTGTAATTGAAGGATATTCTCCTTTAGGAGAAAAATTAAAACCTATACCACCAAGCGTTAATACGGCAATAATTCAAAATCAAACCGCAAACAATCAATTAGATCGTGCAATTGCATTGGTTTCGGGCGTAGATTTGCCTGGCATGAAGGGGGATACAAGTGCAACGGGTTTTAAAGGATATTTGCCAAATGCTATTTTAAATCGTGTTGATCCACAAGGCGTTAGCGCAAGGGCTGAAATTGCAGATATTGGTTCTTTAAAACTTCATGATCGAAGTGGCGCGGCGGTCACGGCAAGCGAATCACCAAGACTTATGCCATTTATTCCGTTGGCAACAGATGACAGAGAAACCGTATTGAAAAAGTTAAACAGATTAAAATTAGAAGTTCAAAACGAAACAAGTGCAATGAAAGATATTTACAGCAAAGAACAAGGATTTAAAGAGAATCCAATTCTTAATAAACCTAGTGTTGCTGAAAAAATTACAACTATGCAAGAAATACAAGATGTTGCAACAAAAACAGGAAAATCAATTGAGCAAGTAAAAAAAGACGCTTTAGCGCAAGGTTATAAGGTGCAATAAATGGCATTACTTGATGAACTTTACGGTGCGCCATCTAGCGGTTTAAGTGCTGATTTATATGGAACGCCAAAACAAGCAGAAAAACCCAAATACATGGGTTATGGAGATATGTTGGCGCAAGCGGCAAGCAACATTCCATCAAGCGCAGGTAATTTAGTATCAAATCTTTATCATGCCGTAACCAACCCCGTTCAAACTGTTTCGGGAATATTGGATGTGGGCGCGGGAGCATTACAAAAAGCAATGCCTAAACCCGTAGTAGACTTTATTAACAAGTTTGAAACCAACCCCGAAGCGGCGCAACGTGCCGTAAATGCCGCTAATCAAGCGGGTGGCGCATTAAAAGAACGTTACGGTGGTATTGAAAACATTAAAAACACAATTGCTACTGACCCCGTTGGTGCAATGGCTGATATATCTACATTGTTAAGCGGTGGTGGAGCAATAGCAGGGCGCATCCCAATGGCGGGTAAAGTGGCTTCTACGCTTACAACGGCGGGAGAGGTAACCAATCCTATCAATGCCATGATAAGTGCGCCTACAAAGGCGTATGAGATGGCGGGAGCACTAACCAAACAAGGATTAGGTCTAAAAACGGGTGTTGGTACTGAGCCTATTGCTCAAGCTGTAAAAGCTGGTAGAGAAGGCAATACAACCTTTACAGAAAACATGCGGGGGCAAGTGCCCATCACGCAAGTGTTAGACGATGCCAAAAGCAACCTTGCCAAAATGAACATGGACAAGCAGGCTGAGTATCGTTCTGGCATGGTAAACATCAAGAACGACAAAACGCAAATAGACTTCACAGGCATAGATCAAGCGCTTACAGACGCACAAAAATACTCATCCTACAAAGGCAAAGTGGTCAATAAAGGCGCAGCAGATGTGCTTGATGAGATCAAAGCCAAGGTGGATGATTGGAAAAAATCTGATCCTGCTGAATTTCACACCCCAGAGGGCATAGACAAGCTAAAGCAAAGCGTTTACGAGTCTATTGAAAAGCTGCCCAATGAAACCAAAACAGCGTATTCGGCTGGCAAAGAAGTTTACGATTCTATTAAAAAAGAAATTAGCAATCAAGCCCCCGAATATTCTAAAGTAATGAAGAATTACACCGAGGCTTCTGAGCAAATTAAAGAAATTGAACGTGCTTTATCCCTTGGTAAAACCGCATCGGCTGACACGGCAATGCGTAAATTGCAGTCTTTAATGCGGAACAATGTCAATACTAATTATGGGCAACGCTTGGAATTGGCTAAACAATTAGAAACAATGGGCGGTAATGAATTAATGCCTGCTCTTGCGGGTCAGGCGTTAAATCAATTTACACCAAGGGGTCTACAAAGAGGGGCAAGCCCTGCGACTGCGTACTTGGCTTATGGTGCGGGTGGGCCTATTGGGGCGGCGGTTGACCTTGCCGCGTCATCGCCGCGTTTGGTTGGTGAAGCGGCATATAAATATGGTCAAATGGCTAATGCTTTAAGCAATGCTGCTCAACCCATAAAAAATTTAACAGGCAAAGTTCCCATGACGGCACAACAAGCAAAATTGGCGGCTTTATTGGCGGCTCAATCAAACCAACAAAGGTGAACTAATGAGTTACAATGGCTCTGGCACATTTAACATCAACTCAACGGGGCAACCCGTTGTTGCGGGTACAACTATCAGCGCAGCGACGTTTAACTTGTTAACTGCTGATCTTGGCACGGGTTTAACTACTGCGGTGACAAAGGACGGACAAACCACTACAACGGCTCGTATTACCTTTGCCCAAGGGTTTACTTCTAGCCTAGTAACGGACGCTTCTAGTACGTCTACAGGCTCAATCATTACTGCTGGTGGTGTAGGTATCGCCAAAGCATTGTATGTTGGAACAACAACAAACTTTGCGGGTGCAATCACTTACGGTGGTGTAACGCTTACCAATTCAGTCACGGGCACTGGAAAAATGGTGTTGGATACTAATCCGACAATCACCAATCCAACCGTCACCAATTACGTTGAAACACCATACTCAGCCAACTCAAGCACGGCTATTACGTTGTCATTGGCTAACGGCACAGTCCAGATTATCACTTTGACTGGAAACGCAACCATCACAATGCCAACGGCTGTAAGTGGCAAATCATTTACCTTATTGTTAAAACAAGACGCTACGGGGTCAAGAACGGTCACATGGACAACGGTTTCATGGCCTTCGGCAACTGCTCCAACAATTACAAGTACAGCAAGTAAATTAGATAAATATGTATTTATCTCAGATGGCACAAGCTGGTTTGGTTCTACTGCTGGTCAAAACTACACATAAGGACTGATATGTTTTCTAGCAACAGTTCACAAGTTAGTTCATCGGTTAATTACATTGAAAGCGTGTTTAGCACGTATTTGTACACGGGTACGGGTGCATCATTAACAATTACAAACAATATTGATACATCAACTTATGGTGGTTTGATTTGGATTAAATCACGTTCTGCTGTAACTGACCATAAATTAATAGATACTGTTCGTGGTGTTACAAAAGCGTTAATTAGCGATACCACTGGGGCGCAAACAACAGACACAACGGGGTTAACAGCATTTGGAACTACTGGTTTTACCATTGGTGCTGATGCTAACTACAACACTTCTGCTGCAACCTACGCCTCATGGACATTCCGCAAGCAGGCTAAGTTTTTTGATGTTGTGACTTATACGGGTGATGGTGTTGCTGGCCGTACTGTAGCTCATAACTTGGGTTCTGTTCCAGGTTGCATAATGGTGAAAACAACATCAATTACAAAAAATTGGTATGTTTACCATACATCCACAGGCAATACGCAAGCCACTTTTTTAAATTTAACTAACGCTGCTGTAACAAGTTCAACTTATTGGAACAATACGTCACCTACTTCAACTGTATTTAGTGTTGGAGATGGAGCTGGTGATATTAACAATGGTGTTGGAGTTACCTACGTTGCCTACCTATTTGCCCACAACGCAGGGGGCTTTGGCTTAACTGGCACAGACAATGTGATTAGCTGTGGGTCTTTTACTACTGATGGTAGTGGCAATGCTACGGTGAATCTGGGGTATGAGCCGCAGTGGTTGATGGTAAAAACGTCTAGCACTACAGCCAATTGGCAAATTATCGACAATATGCGTGGGTTTTCAAAGACAGGATATGAAGTAATAAATGCAAATACTTCAGGTGCAGCTAGTACACAAACATCTCCATACTATGACCCAAGTGCTACAGGTTTTTCTAACACTGGTATTTTTGCGGCTGGTGTGACAGTCATCTACATAGCCATACGCCGTGGCCCGATGAAAGTGCCTACGCTGGGTACGAGTGTGTTTACACCAGTAACAGACGCTCCTTCAGCAAATAACACAGCAGTCTCAACAGGCAATCTTGTTGATATGCTTTGGTCACAAGCAGTTATATCTTCTGTTGGTGATAATGATTCTTATGAATTTGATAGGCTTCGTGGTTCTTCTGTTAGTTCTCAGCCATTTTTAAAATTATCCACCACTATACAAGAAACAACGCAAGCAGGGCAAGGTATGGGTATTGCTCAAAACACAGGTTATATTGATAATTGGTTTTATTGGAACTATGGTGGCGGCAGAACTATTGGCAATTGGGCATTTTCTCGCGCCCCATCATTTTTTGATGAAGTTTGCTATACGGGAACTGGAAGTAATACAACATTTACACATAACTTAGGGGCAGTTCCTGAGTTAATGATTGTTAAAGGGCGTTCTGGTGCAACTGCATGGCAAGTATATTCAAGCGCATTAGCAAATACAGAATATTTAGTTTTAAACACAACTGCTGCTAAAGCAACAGGTGCGACAAGATGGAACAGCACCACACCAACATCTTCTGTTTTTAGTATTGGCACGGCAACAGAAACCAATACTTCTGCCGCCACCTACGTCGCTTACCTATTTGCAACCTGCACAGGAGTCTCTAAAGTAGGCTCATACACAGGTACAGGAGCAACTCAGACGATTTCTTGTGGCTTCGCAGGTGGTGCTAGGTTTGTTTTAATCAAGCGTACAGACACTACGGGCGACTGGTATGTATGGGACTCAGCAAGGGGCATGATAAGCGGCACAGACCCATACTTGCTGCTAAACGTACAAAGTTCCCAAGTCAACGCCAACAATGTTTACGCCACAACAGGTGGATTTCAAATTGTTGGAACAGGTGCAGGTTTTAATGCAAGTGCTGGCACATACATCTTCTTGGCTATTGCTTAAAGGAAACATCATGGAAATCAGAACACAATCAGGTCAAGTAATGTACGAATCAGAGTTTCGTCAATTACATCCAAACACATCATTCCCGCAAATCATCAGCGCAGAGACATTAAATGACTTTGGTGCTAGTGTTGTATTTGAAGGCCCACAAGCCTCACCCACACGCTACCAAACCGCTTATCGCAATGGCGTACAAAAGATAGATGGCAACTGGTACACCAAGTATTCCGTGGCTGATATGGATGCCGATGCCAAGACTGCTTTAGATGCTCAACAAGCCAAATCTATGCGTGACCAACGTGACCAAAAGTTAAAAGACTCAGACTGGTCACAAGTAGCAGATGCTCCCGTTGATAAAACGGTGTGGGCTACTTATCGTCAAGCCTTACGAGATATACCTACACAAAGCGGCTTCCCTTGGGAAGTTACTTGGCCTGATTATGGAAATTGATCCCGTTAAATACGGAGTTCTTTGGCAAAAGGTCGAGAGCATGACCGACAAGGTAGACAAACTTGAGCGCGACATGGAAACGCTTATTGCTTTGGCTAACAAAGGGCGTGGTGGTTTTTGGGCGGGGATGGCATTGGTGTCTGCCGCTTCAAGCGTAATTGGCTATATCTCTCATTGGATTGGAAAAACAAATTGATCCGCTAACTCTTTTGGCTTTAGCCAATACTTGT